AGATCACAGAACGATTGTCTAAGTTACCTACTCCGTATTCAGCATGTCCGTATAGTTCAAACAATCCAGAGCGATGAGCAGTAGGATCGTTGAAAATTTGGACTGGTTCCTTCACAGGCATCACGAAGTGGTTGTTGCCAGCAGTTAAGTCTAAACCAACTGCGATTTCAACGTCACCAGAAGGCATAGTACCGCTAAGTGTATCTTCAAAATACAACTGATATTCTTGACCGTCACCAAGTTCATCGAGTTCATGGAGATTAACACCATAAATACGATTTACAGCACCGGAATTATCATCAGCAGTATAGATCTCCCTACGAGAAACTTCGTCAAGTTGGTCTACACCCCAATTACGAATATCTTCGGTAGCTTCGGGTGAAAGATATACATCAGTAAGACGATTACGACCTACAGTACCAGTATTTCCACCACCATTTCTACGCATCACCAACTTACCTAGAGACAAGGCTCGTTTGGTAAATTGTCCGTTAGAAGCAGCGGTATCGTATACAACTACGTTACGATCTGCACCAGCGGCTAAAATAACATGGAAACCATCGTCATTCATTTTCTTAACGAAAGAACTATATAAAGAACTTTCGAGGTCTTGAATAACTAGATAGTTTGCATCTCGAATATACTTCAAAGTAGTACCAGCACCAGCGGCTACTCGGTAAGTAGGAATCATTACATAATCGCCTTCATAGGTTGGAGTTGGAATCCGACCTTGATTAGGAACGGTATATGCAACGAATTCACTTTCAGTACCAGGAGTAATGAAGTGGAGAGGCATTTCTAACGAAGAAGTACCGACAAGAGGAATCTGTTGGAAGATACCCTCGATAATAGGACCAGGAAGACGACCTTTACGCAAAGGTAGTTCAAATGCTTTAGCAGCACCTTCACCACGTAAGTTGTCTTGAATAGCCTTAGCTAATTCTTCTGCATACTTTTCGTGGGTTAAACGATCAGACGAACCCGCTTTCGCGAAAAATTCTCGAAGTGCAGGATTTAGTTCTTGAATAGGCATTTTATTTCTCCGTTTCTTATGTTTGTTGTTTTAGATATTAGCCAGTGATATTAATAAATACCTTGGCATATCCATCTGCGTCTTTTGCGGAGAGGAATCTGCCTACTGCTGGAGCCGATCCAGCATCAGTTGGGGTAAGAACACCAGTTGTATTGTAATAAGCTACTGAACCAGCGGTAGGACTTCCAGTAACATTATTAGTCGTACCTTTCCAGATTTGACCAATAAGCACTTTTCCGCCCTTTTGTACTTGATCTTGATGCCAGTTTAAATGTGTTTGAGTCAAGTCTTTATCAACCACATCATTTAGCAAAATACCAGCGGGTTTAGTTGCACTTGGTGCTTGACCAGTTGGAACTGCTACATATGCATTAGTGTCGTCCATAGAAATGCCGGAACCAGCACCATCATGGATTAAGAACTTACCACGTTCAGCGGTAACATTCATGAAGAAAGAAAGATCAGTTAAAACTCTGTCTTGTGGGCCTTTAATTGCCATTGTATATTACTCCTATAAGTTATTTGGTTTTAGCTGCAAGTAATGCTTCGCTGACCATTTGACGAAGACCAGCAGTTGCAGTATCAGCGACAGGTACTACTACTGTTTCAGGAACAACATCGGCCAATACATCTACCGACGCTTGAGTATTACATTTAGTTTTATCTTCGCCCATCATGTCTTTGTCTTTAGACTTTGACTTTTTAGCTTCTACTAATTCTTGAGCAATGACTTCAAATTGTTCATCACTGAGATTAGCAAAAACAGTAATCTTAGCTTGAGCTTCATCTGGTGTAAATCCGCCAGATACTAATAGGTTGGCTCGTTGCATATTAATCTTTTCAACTTTGAAACCGTCGTTTTCTCTAGCTAAAACAGTATTCTTTTCATTAAGAGATACAATTTCAGTTTCTAATTCTGATTTACTAGCAGTTAAAGAATTAACTTGTTCGGTTAATTGATTGACTTGAGCTAAAGCTGCTTCAAGTTTACCAGTCAATTCGTCAACTTGATTTTTTAGTTCATCTGACATTTCATTTTCTCCATTTTCGTTACTATTACATACACCACTTATTGATTTTAACTCTTTTACAAAAGCTAAAGTACGATAACTATTATTGTCTTTTGAAAGTATTATACTATCTGGATTTGCTGGTTCTTCTACATATCCACGGCCAATAAAAGTAATACCACGTAATACTCTGCCTAATTTTCGGCCCATATAAGTACCAGTTCCACCATACATTCTTAGACTTTTTGTTAAAAATGCGGTAGATTCATTTCGTTCTATATATGTTGCAGAACCATCTTCATTTTGTAGAGCGTAGTCGAAATTTCTAAAGAAACACTCCATAGAGACATACATTTTGCCGGTTTCTATATCATTTATTAATTTAGATACAAGTTCCATCATCTCAGTATTGTCGAACTTAGCATAAACAACCGCTGAATCGATAATATGGTAAAGGTCAGGAAGTTCATTAGCAGGTGTACTATCATTTATAATATTACCATTGTCGTCAACTACGGTACAATTAATCATATGGCCGACAATAATACGTTGATCGTGATTAATATTAGTAGGCTTGTCTATTGGAGTATTTCTAGCCATCCAACATTCTAATTTATCAAAAACATCATCATTTTTATTCCATACAGTAGAAACAAGAACAGAATCTACTGGATATAAGCCATCTAATTCAATGGAATAATTTTTTGTAGCCGCGATTGCTTTTAATTCTGTTAGAAATTTTTCGGTATTTTTCGATTTTTCCGCTAATGTATAATAGGCAACAGAATTAGATTTAGCTATTTGGTCGGCTAATCCGAGGTCTATTTCAGATTTAAAGATTGGGATTGTCATTTATATCTCCTAAGTATATAACATATTATACACTTCTGATTGGATTAACCTAATTTGATCAATAGTTGGTTCAGTATTAGTAAGTCTCCTATAATCATTTACCCTGTTTGCTATTTCTTCCCTAAGTTGAGGATATGTATTATTAGATTTAACGGCCTCGTTAACTTGATCTAAGTTTATGGTATCAAATGGTTTAAATGCACATAAAACATCAAATTTTATCTGCTCGGACGTATTATATTCTTGATCGGTTAGCTTCCGAATATTAGATTTATTAAAGGTTTTTAGAATAGCAGGTTGTAAAATATCTGAAATCCTATTTTGTGCATCCATTGCCCAAGCTAAAACGCTAGACCGAGTGCTGAATTTAGGCGTTTTGCGTTTTTGTGAATCTTTTTTACCTCCTGGTCGCCCTTGCCCAGATATACCTGGATTTTTCTTTTGGTCGCCAGCCCCTTTTTGTTGTAATTTTTGTATCTGCTTAATTTCTCCTGGTTTTGGGTCTTCTAATTCTAAACCTACTTGAGAAGGAGTAACCGCTCCGCTTTGTAATGCTATTTGGGTTAATTTTTCTTTATGTTGAGGATCAAACCATTGTCCAGCTTTCTTTACACGACGACCAGAATCACGTTCTCGGTTCTCTCTATTAGTTCTAACCTTTTCCATATCTGGATTTAGATTAAATTTAAGTTGTAAAGTCTCGTCGCTAATAAGGTTACGATCAGCAAGTTGAATAAGTAATTGTTTTTCAGTATCTTCGTTAGCTAGTATAGTTTGGTCGAATTCAATTTGTGGGGCTTCTCTCCAACCTAAAGCCTTAGCAAACATTTCTAATTCTGCTTGCCAAAAATCTAATAGATTAGTACGCCCATAATGCAGCCGCTCTGTTAGGGTTTTTAGCGACATTTGACTACCAGACGCACCAGCCCCTCCACTATATGTGGAAGTTAGTGTTATTGGCACACCCATTGTGGTATAGATGTTGTTTAATGTTGGTTTATATTTATCTTCGCCTAAAAATGAGGCAGAATTTGATAAATCAGTCTCTATAATATCAACATCTTTTCCCCAAATAACATCTATTGTTCCGCCACCGACGCTATTTTCAATAAAGCTGGCGAATTTAGATACCGCAGTTGGATCAGGCGGCTCTTGCATGTAATTCTCTAAAACACCTAATCTAAATATTCTGATTTTAGATGCGGCACTCTCTAAAGCACAAACATCAGCTAATTTAAGTTTTTGCAGGATATTAATATCTGCTAGAATAGGATATGTAATTGGCAATGCCCAAGGATTCCAGTCATCTTTCTTAAAATGATAGACTATAGTGCGGTTTTTGTCTAAAATATACGGACGAGATTCCTTTACAGCCGCTACAATATCAGCAGGTAATTTCTGTATAATCTGTTTTTCTTCTTCGGATTTTGGGTTAGTAATCTGCCGCCGAACTTTAGAACTAAACTTTATCGAATAAATAGGATCATCAACAAACCTAGATAATTCGCCGCCTACAACTTCAC